GCCACTGTCCTTTGCGCGAGGATTTGGATCGCAATTGCCTAGGCGATGTCAAACCACTTTGCACGCCGTGTCCTGAAGCGGAAGGAGGATTCTATCAGCGACGATCATACCTCATCGACTCACAGCACAGCCTCGGCAACTACACGACGCCGAAAGGTACTACGACGGGTGGCGCGATCCTCACAGCAGCTTAGTGCGCGCACACACTTCGAGGAGCACTATGATCACATACAACTACTGGGACGTGTGGACGCCTACAGTCAATTGAATCCACAACTGGTCACAGCCGACCCGGATCCTGCCGTACGACAATACTCACTCGACACACCACCACCAATTCCCGGATTCAAGGCCGAACAGTGGACGTTCGTTAAGGCGTGTACTCCAGTTGAGATGGCCCATCTCAAGCATTTCGATCGCCCAGACTGCTTGCCCCCAAATGAGGACGCGGAAATCTTGGAAAGGGCTGCCGGGGTCGTTGCGGACCTGCTGGATCTCCCCGAGTACTTGCAGTTTCCCTTGCGTCAGGACCTGAGGGAGGTGAAGTTCTATCCAAACAAGTTTGCAGGGATAGAGTATGCAGTTATGGGGTTAAAGACGCGGGGTGACGCTGACCCTGTCGCACAACGAGATGCGGAGGAGGCCTACGATCGCCTACTGGGCGGCAATCGTGTCCCCCCACACGACGTTCGCCTGGGGGGGAGAGGTAAGGTTACGCGATTGGCAGAGGAGGATGGCGAGTCGAAGGTCCCAGCTGTGGGGCGCCTCATCCTTATGCTGAGCCATCGCGACCTTAAGATTTGTGGGATCACAGAGAGCCTGCTGACCAAGGCATGGTCCTTGCCGAAATATCCAATCGCAGTAGGGCAATCTTGGTACCACGGGGGAGTGGATGATTTCCTGCGCCGTTTCATACCTCATGAGAAGTTTTATTGCTTTGATGCGAAGAAGTTCGACTCCTCCATCAATCCCTGGATGGTGCGCATCGCCATCAACATCTGCAGGACGCAATTCTACGAGGGAATGGACGCTAGCTACGACGCCTACTGGAACTTCGTGGAGGAAAGCCTACTGCGGGCGCCGATCTATAGAGATGACGGCCTACGCTTCCAGAAGTTCGTTGGGACGACAAGTGGACACTCACACAACACCCTTATTCAGTCCATCATCACTCTGTTGCTAGGCTATGCCACCTTAATGATCCTCAATCCCGATTTGAGCGATGAGGACATTATGGCAAATGCCTGGCTTGAGTCGTTGGGCGATGACAATATCATGGGGTTGTCGGGGGACATGACTCGTCACACAGTAGAGGAGGTGGCCGAAGTGATGCAACTTCATTTCAGTGTTGACTGGTTTGGGAGGAAGTCCTTTGCAACCACTCGGCTCCTCGACCCGCACCAAGGAGAGTTCCAGGGAGTGCAGTTCCTTGGCAAATACTTCTACTTGGGCGACTACCCTGCGGGGGATGGACCTGTGCAGGTACCACTACCCTACAGGCCCGCCGAAGAGACGTATCTTCGCCTACTCTATCCGGAGTATGGTGAGCTGGTGCTGGAGCAAAGCTGGCTGCGCGCGTTAGGGAACTACTTGGATGCCGCTGG